GCCCGCGGCCCGCGCAGCAACGGACTCGTGGGAATGGTTCGCGCCGCGCTGGCGCAACGCGAAGAGTTTGCTGGCGCAGCAGAGCGGACTGCGATTGTCCGCGATCGGATCCCGTCGCCGCGTATTCCTTTTGGCGGTCTGCGCGACAGCGGTGGTCGTGGCGATCCAGGCAAGTCGTACATGATCGGGACTGGCGCGCAACCGGAGATGTTTGTGCCGGATCAGCCGGGCAAGTTCATACCGGCGGATCAGATGCAGCAGAAGCCTCCTGTCGTGAACCTGCGCAACGTGAATGCCTTTGACCAGAGCGTGATGCGCGACTACTTGGTTAGCTCATCGGGAGAAGAAGTCTTGCTGAACTTCATCACGCGCAACGGCTCAAAGGTTCGCACCGCAGCGGCGGGCGGCCGATGATCTGGCCGTTCCCTCCATTCGATTCTTTTGTTGAAGGCTTGGAGTTCTTCACCGACGTTCAGCGAGCTTTTTCTGAAGAGCAGCGAATACGTTTGCTGGCCACGCCTCGCAGAAGGTTCGAGCACTCCTTGATGCTGAGCACGAGAGACTATGAGCGTGCGCGCCTTATGATGCGCGGACTTCACCCACAGGCATTCGATGTCCCTGACTGGTCGGACTTTCGAGCTTGCGAAGCCGCGGCCGGCGCCACAGCTCTCGCATTCGATAACACGACGCCTCAGCTTGATGAGACGATGGATTTGATTCTGTGGCAGGACACGGACACGTATGAACTTCTCGACGTAAGCAGCGCCTCTTCCTCTGGACTCGTGCTGGGCGCGCCGATCGCGAATGCTTATCCGCGCGGACGAGTGCTGAGGCTTTTGTCTTGCGAGTCCAATGAAGGATTGTCGGTGGAGAAGCCTGTAGGGAAACTTCGCAGCGGACAGATCGAGTGGGTTTGTTACGACGACGCGCTTGCCAGCGAAGATGATTCAACCTTCGGAACTTACCGGACGGAATACTTGCTTGATGATTGCCCGCAGGTCGGCGACGACGCGCTGCAAGAATCCGTGGCCAGAGCTTTTGGGATCGTTGACAACATGGTGGCTCGACCTTTTCTGGACACCGTCCGGGAACAGGCCAGCGAAGTCTTTGGACTGGCTTGGCAACCGGCAACGAGAGCTGAGGCTTGGAGCTTGCGGAGAAAATTGTACGCGCTCCGCGGAAGACAGAAAGCCTTTTGGCTCCCGTCGTACAACAATGGGCTTGAGCTTGCAGCGAACATCTCCGCAGGCGCAGGCACAATCACGATTCGCAACGTTGAGCTTGGCACCGGCTATCCTGATGGGGCCACAGACATTTACTTACAGCTGCGCAGCGGCGTGGCGTACGCGCGCCAAGTCACGAGCATCACGCCGGGTTCCGGAACAGAGGTGCTCGATATCACCGGCACCATCCCTGTCGCAGTCACTCAGAGTTCCATCGCGCTGTTCTGTACTTTAGGTCGGATGCGTCTGGCGCAGGACAGGATCGAATGGCTGCACCGCCCCAAGGTCGGACCGAAGGTTGTGGCTGCAGTTAATGAGGCTCCGTTACCAGCATGAGCTATGAAGCATTTGAGATCAGCGAGCAAGACGGTTCCCCGGTAGAACTTTATGAGTTCCACACGGAGAACTTCTCTTACTACTACACATCTTCTGAATCGAGCATCGTGGTTGACGGCAACACGTACACGAGTGAGCCAATAGACCGCACGGACATCGAGCTGTCCGTTGAGCAGCCTCGCAATGCCATCACGCTCAAGGTTCGCAGGGACCACCCGGTGGCGGAGTTGTTCCGGGTAACGCCTCCGGATTCGTCCATCGGCTTGATCGTGAAGCGGACTCACCGCGGCGATAGCGAGGTTGCCGTGTACTGGGTCGGCAGAGTTTTGAATGCGATGTGGGAGGGAACTTCCACCGCGACTCTTACCTGTGAGCCTGCCTCGATCTCGATGAACCGAAATGGACTCGGCAGATACTATCAGATCCCCTGCCCCTACGCGCTGTATAATGAAAGCGATTGCAAGGTTGACCGCAACTCTTTTGCGACGGCCACGACGGTGACCGCCAAGTCAGGAGTGACCGTGACGGTCGCGGCGAAGAATGGCGCGCACCCTTATCCCGGTGGATTCATCGAATACGTTGACGGCTCTCCCGGCATAACAGAGCGGCGCATGATCGTTGGTGTGAGCGGCTTGGTCTTCACGCTGGCTCGCCCATTCTCTTCTGCGCTCATCATCGGAAGCGCAATCAGTCTTTTCCCTGGTTGCGATCACACGATCACCACGTGCGATTCAGTGTTCGGGAACAAATTGAACTACGGCGGATTTGCTTACATGCCGACGAAGAATCCATTCAAGGGATCTCCGGTATACTAAAAGCAAGAGGAGCAAAGCTATGGTCTGGTGGGTTCAACTTGCAATTCTCGTCGTCTCGTCGTTCCTCTCGGCGGCGCTCGCGCCTAAGCCGCCGCCGCCGAAGCCCAGTTCACTTGACGACTTTGATACGCCTACTGCCGAGCAGGGCACGCCGATCGGCGTGGTGTTCGGCAACGTCGTGATCAAAGCACCGACGCTCGTTTGGTACGGCAATCTCTCGACGGAGAAGATCAAGAAGAAGGGCGGCAAGAAGTGACGCGAGTCTACCGCAAGCACCTGTTTCACTCCACGCCTGAGCAGCAGTACTGCTCGCGCGGCGCTCGCGAATTTTTCGCCAAGCACGGTTTGAACTGGGTCCGATTCCTGAAGGAAGGCGTGGAGAGCGAACGCCTGATTCAGACGGGAGATGCCATGGCGATGCGCGCCGTGCAGCACGCAGAGGAAGAGGCGACCAGTGGGCAGCAGTAAAAAAGTCACCGTTGGCTTTCGCTACAAGATGGGGCTGCACTTCGCTCTGTGCCGCGGTCCCGTGGATCGCGTGGAAGAGATCATCTGCGGAGAGCGGCTCGCCGCGGCGCCATTCGCCACGGACAGCGTCCGCATCTACATCTACAAGGCAGAGCTCTTCGGAGGCGACAAGCGCGAAGGCGGCGTGCTGGGTTACGCCGACATCGAGTTTGGTCACCCGGACCAAGCGCAAAACAGTTACCTCGCGAGCAAGATAAGTTCGCTTGTGTCGGCTTATCGCGGCGTAGTCAGCGTGATCTTCAACGGCGGCCGGGTCACGAGCAACAACCCCTACATCAAGCCGTGGTGGTTTCGCGTTCAGCGCATCCACACGACGGGTGACGGGACTGTGGCGCAGTGGTACGACGCCAAGGCTGAAGTCTCCCTCAGCGGCGATGCTTTCGAGTCCGTGATCTTCGCGGCTGGAGATGAGTTTGAATCTGTTACGCTCACCGGGCTGGCCGTGCCAACCGCGCCTTATAACCTCAGCGACTACTTGCCTTCGAGCGGTTCATTTGGAGCGGCAGCGCCTCAACCGTTCGGGCACATTCCAAGTGGTGAGCCTGATTTTGATGAGCCTGTTGTTTCCTATTGGCAGCCGGCACGCCGGATTTGGTTGCGCAGAACTTTCACGCTGTCTTCAACGGGACCAATCTCCATAAGGATGTACGCAGAGAACTCTGCATTCTTCTGGTGGGACGGCACGTTCATTGATGCTTACAACTACGACAACTCTCAAGTCACAGGCCTAGACGGTTACGTGGATCTGACGATCCCCGCGACGCTCGCCACGGCCGGCACGCACACCGTCTATCTTCTTGGCCTAGACGAAAACAGCTCTTTGTCTAGCCCCGCCAGCAGCTACACCTACCTCTACCTCACCGGCACGCAGTCTCAAGGCGGGATTGCCGCGATGAATCCGGCGCACATCCTGCGCGAGTGCTTGACCGATCCGTACATGCGGATGAACTATCCATCAACGATGATTGATGACACTTCATTCTCGGCGGCTGCGGATACGTTCCATGCCGAAGGTTTGGGGCTGTGCCTGTTCTGGTCGCGGCATACTCCGGTCAAGGAGTTTATGCAGACCGTGCTGGATCACTGCGGCGCGGTTTATTACGCTGATCCCGTCTCCGGCAAGTTTGTGCTAACGCCGATCCGCGGCGACTACACCCCAGCAGCACTCGATGTCTAC